ATTTAGGAGAAATTGAAAATGAACCTGTAGCTGAAGCGGAATCTGAAGAAGAATATTCTGAAGAAGAAGTGGACGAAAACTTGGATCAACTAGAAGAAGTTGAAACCGAAGATAGTGATGAAGGCGGAGAAGAAGAGCTCTCTGGTGACATCGAGCTTGAAGACGGTGAATATGAATATTTAGTTAGTGCGCGTGAATATCTTAATGAAAATGGTCTTGATGACATTGAAAAGATTAAAAGCGGCATTTTGATGCAGGGTGATTATACACGCAAGACTCAGGCGTTATCTGAAGAGCGAAACACTTTTGAGGCAGAGCGAGGAGCATCTCTTGAAGAAACAGCAAAGCTGTTAGAGTATGCGCAAGCTATGGTTTACGGGCAAAAACCCACTCACACCACTCAAGAGTTGGTAGCTTTAAAACAATCAGATCCTTACGCTTATGAACAGGCATTAGAGAATCGAGTTCTTTACGAACAAAAAGAACAAGAGATCAATGCTGTAGCTGCTCAAGTACATGAGCAATATGAAGGTCAAAGATTACAAAACTTGCAAGCTGAGTCAGCCAAACAGGCTGAGTTATTAATTCAGTTAGAGCCAAGCTTTAGTGATCAGAAAGTAGCTTCACAGAAAGTAGAAGTTATGACCGAGTATTTTGAAAGCATTGGTGGTAGCGCAGAAATGCTGTCTACTGTCACAGATGCCATTGTACTTAAAGTATTGCACGATGCTGCTATGGCTAATAGCACTAAGAAGCAAATAGAAGCAACTAAAAAGGCTCCTAAGAAAAAAGCTTCTAAGACTGTTCTAAGAAAAGGCGCGTCAGCGAGTCGAGCACAAAAACAGGCTGCTGCACAATCTAAGAAGTTTAAGAATGCCACACAAAGCGATGGCTCTTACTCTCAAAGTTCTGCGGTAGATTTAATTCTCGATTCTTTTAAATAAATAGGTAAATTAACATGGCTTCAATTACATCAACCTCAGTACCAGTATTAGATGGTGCAAAAAACATTCGTGAAGATTTAGGCAACGTAATCTTTAACGTAACTCCTTTTCAGACTCCTTTCACTTCAGGTATCGCGCAAACTAAAGCAACTGCTGATACTCACGAATGGTTGACTGACACTTTAGCTGTTGCTGTCTCTGACAACGCAGTAGTTGAAGCAGGAGATCCAATAGCTGCTGTAGCTGGTACAACTCGTACTCGTAAAGGTAACTTCATTCAAATCGCTGATAGTTCAGTTGTTGTAACTAACAAAGCTGAATTCATGGATCGTGCAGGTGTTCCTGGCCGCGAAATGGCTTATCAGTTAATGAAGAAAGGTAAAGAGCTTCAAATGGATGTTGAGAAACAAACATTAGGCGCTTATGGCTTAACTAGCCCAACTGTTGCTGCAACTATTGGTGCTACTAAGCGTCAAGGTACTTCAGCACTTCCTGGTGTTTCTGCTTCTTTTGGCTCTTGGATCCTTACTAACCAAGAAATTAATGCTGCAACTAACGCTGTTAAAAACACTGCTTCAGACGGTACTACTGTTCCAGTTATCGGTTCTGGCGGCACTGCAACAAACCTTATCAACCAAACTAAAATGGATAACTTGCTTGACGGTGTTTGGAATAGCTCTGGCGATTTCGGTAGCTTAAAGCTTATGGCTTCTGCTGGTACTGTATCTTCATTGCGTAATGAGTTAAGCGGTATGGCTGACAATGTTGACAGCAACTTAAACGGTAACTCTACCAATGGTGGCAACATCATTTCTCGCGTAGCTGTTTATGTTTCTCAGTTTGGCCCTGTTGCTGTTGTTCCTAACAAGCATATGCCAGCCAACACTTTGTACGCTGTAGACTACAGCACTTGGGGTCTAGCATTTGCTGGTGGTAAGAAAATTCATACCACTGATATTGCTACTCGAACTTCTGCTGAACAGAAACTTTTAGAGTGTTACTACACTTTAGAGTGTCGTTCTGAAGAAGCTAACGGTGCTTACTACAACATTACTTAATTTATAAGTAATTAAGGTGGGGGAGCTTCGGCTCCCTTTTCCTGTATCTAACTATTGGAGAAGATTATGCCAGCAGGTAAAGGAACATACGGAACTAAAGTAGGACGGCCACCAAAGAAAAGTAAAAAGAAAAAGGGTAAAAAATAATGCCAACTAAAAAAGGTTTATACGCAAACATCAATGCTAAGAAGAAACGCATCGCAGCAGGTAGCGGCGAAAAGATGAGAAAAGTAGGATCTAAAGGCGCTCCAACAAATAGCGCATTTAAGAAGGCGGCAAAGACAGCCAAAAAAGGTAAGAAGTAATGAAGTCATTTTCAGCAAGAGAGATTAATAACGGGATTACTGAAGATACTCATTTTACAAATGATGGTGGAATGCACCAGACATTTAGTCAAGATATTACAAAGCTTCTTGAAGATAACAAAAACGCTAGAAACAACACTAGCGACTGGATCAAGTACGATCCTAAACAGAATTACCATCAAGTTTTAGATTTATCTATGACTGATGCAATGAGAATCAAGCAAGAGCATGGTATTGATATTCTTGCAGACAACGTAGATTGGAAGTATTTCTTCAAGCTCATTGAAACACACTACCCATACATGAAAACCACAACAGCGAGACTGTAATGGCTTTAACAACAAACGCAGATCTACAGGCAACAATTGCCGACTGGTTAAATAGATCAGACCTTAGCGCTCAGATTCCAGACTTCCTGACTTTAGCTCAGTTAAAAATAAACCGTAGATTGTCTATTGTAGAGCAAGAGATTCTTGCAGAGATCACTCCTGTAGCACAGACTACAACTCTACCAGCAGACACTAAGTTTGTTATCAGCGTATCAGACGCTAGAGGTCGTAACATTGAGCCTGTGTCCATACAGGAGCTCCTAGGCTATGAAGCGTCTAACGGTTCAGTAACTCGCTACGCTGTCTCCGGCGATAAGATCTATTTAGCGCCAACCCCATCAGCAGGCAACACAGAGAAGTACAGAATTCTGTACAGTGCAGACCGAGATCTAAACAACGGTGCAAACGGCCCTGTGTTACTACAAGATATTTATTTAAACGCAGCATTACACGAAGCTTACGTCTACCTTAAAGACGATGGCCGAGTAGCATACTTTAAAGGTATGGTTGATGAAGGCGTAGCAAATGTACAAGCCAGACGAGCCAAGCAAGGTGTTGGCAGATCACGAATTAAAGATGACAGCATTCAAGCCTATGGAGGCCCGTTAGTCTAATGACTTCAGCAATAGTAAGAACTAATCCCACATCAGGTACGGCCACAACTTCTAGCGTTAGAGATAACTTTGGATTTGCTGCCGATGAAATTAATGTACTACAAAGATCAAGCACTGAGGTAAAGAATGCTACAGGTGGGCCAGTGTCCTACAATGTGGACTTTGGATCTAGCCCAGTATTTTCACTTGTTGATGGAGCAAGAGTATCAGTAAGGATTAATGTTACAAATACTTCAGCGCCAAATATTATTGTTTCTCCTGGTCTTTCACCTGTAATCATAGTTAAATCTGATAGATCAGCTCTAGTTGCGGGTGATCTTGTCGCGAATAGTATTTATGATTTAATGTATAACGCTACTAACGGAGAGTGGGTAGCGCTTAATGTAGACGTTATAACTTCACAAGACGCACTTCTAACAACTATCCTTGGCGGTTTATACCCAGTAGGCAGTTTACTAACAACTACTTTAGCAACTGATCCAAGCACTGCTGATTACTTCTTTAGCGGTATTACGTTTGGTACTTGGGAAGCTTATGCTCAAGGTCGTACCATTGTAGGTATTGATACTGGCACTACAATAACCTCTGCAAGCTCTTCATCTAACGTAGTCACACTTGTTGTTGCAAGTCACGCATTATCTGCTGGTGATTCAATCGTTGTTAGCGGATTTACAAGCGATACTGACGCTAATGGCACGTTTACAGTTGATAGCACAACATCTACAAACATTGTCTACACGGCGACAAATGTTAACGATGGTGCTTTAACAGGTTCTAGTTTACTCGTTAAGAATGCTGCCTTTGATACAGCGCAAGAAGTTGGTGGTGTATCTTCAGAGGCTATTACTTTAACCAAAGAAAACCTACCCGAGCACACTCATAGATATATGGTTTCTGGCTCATCAACAGGAAGTGGCGGTTCTAATGGCGGATTTTTGACTAGATCTCCAGGATCATTAGTTAATGGTACGATAGGAATTCCAAGTGATACATCTGGCTCTCAAATAGGTAGTCAAAATGGAACTACAGGCCAAGCTTTTACTGCCAACAACCTACAACCATACATAACTACTTACATCTGGAAACGCACAGTATAGGATTAGTCAATGCCATTTGAAACTGATAAAGGCGGTGGTTTTAAGATAGATGCTTCTGATCTTCTAAAGACTGGCGTATACCCAGAACGATTTGATAGACAGATTCCATTTTGGGAAACTGTAAACGGTGTTCAGTATACTGAGTTTGGTATGCGAAGAAAGGCTGGCCGAGATCTTATACACGACTATAAAGATGCTCCACAAAGCTCTAACACTCCAATACGAGGAATTACAGCGACAAGAGAGTTCGGTACAAAGGTTGCATACATAGGTGATCTTAGGAATATATATTCGTATGTGTTAAGCGATCCTTTAGCTACTCCAGCATTATCTCCATCTTTCAACACTGTAGGTACTGGTTACGGTCTTCTCCGCACATCTGCTGGAACCGAATGGGATCTTGGGCAGACAATATCTATAGCTTCAGCAAGTAGGTCACTTGGTACTTTAACAATAACAACAACAACTCCTCATGGGTTAATTCCTGGCCTTACCTTTACTGTTCAAGGCTTAGGTTTTAGCACTGTAGATCCAAACGGGATTCAAGTAGCTAACTATCCAACAGGGGCATACCCAGTAGACGAATATACAATTAGTGTAATTGGCTTTGCAACGGGAGATGAAACTTACATTGTTAGCGGGTCTAGTAACGTATTGTTAGGCGAAACCAATTGGGACGCTTCAGAAACAACTTGGGATGAAGCAACTAATGAATCAGACCAGTGGGATTTTGAAACCTTTGGCTCTTTTGTCGTTGGTGCATCAGGATCGGGCAAGCCGGTAATTAAAAAGAACAATGTAAACTTTAATACGTTCTACAACGATCAAGTCAGTGGCGCAACAATATTATCAACTAACAGTGGGGGTACAGGTTACGCTGTCAATGACACAATAACAGGTATGACTGATGGTGGAACCCCAGCAAA